TTACGAAAGTTATTATGTCTTACATACGCCAGAGGGGGATAAACAGGTAGCCAAGAATGCCTGTAGGACAGTTATCAGTACCGATTTGGCACTTACTACGCAAACAGAGTCAGACTACACGGTATTTCTGACATGGGCTGTGACGCCGCATATGGAGTTTCTACTGACTGATATTGTGCATGATAAAATGGAAGCGCCTGATAGTGAAGAGTTGTTGTGGAACAGGTGTGTATCAGCAAAGCGGTTCTGGACAGTTATTATAGAAGCAACGGCGTACCAGAAGAGTGTGATACAACGGTTGCGTCGTGGTATGCAGGTTGGTGGCAATAGGCGCAAGGGCTTGCCAGTAACCGAATACAGGCCAACAACAGATAAGGTATCACGCGCACAAACGATAGTGGTGTGGTTTGCCTCTGGCAATTTTTACTTTAATCCGTATTTGGCTGGCTTTGTGGATTTCAAGAAGGAGCTATTAGGCTTCCCACGTTCTGGTAAAGATGACCAAGTGGATGCAGTTACAATAGTCAATGCGCTTATGGAGTTTGCTGAGCCACAATTAACAACGTATGATGAAGTGGTACAGATGACGATGGAAGAGGAAGCTATTACAGAAATATCGAAAAGTAACCCTGAGTTAGCTGCCTTTCTTGCTGAGGACGATGGGGTAGCATATCTGCCCTGGTGGGAGACAGTCTAGTGGAAATAGGATTAAAATATATTGTTATAAAACGTACTGACATAGAAGAGGCATTAAAGCCTATGGACTTTCTTCTTTTCGTGGATTTAGTGAGTGCGATACAAGCGCATCGGGATATGCAAGGGAAGCCAGAAAATACGTATCTGGTAATTAATCAAGATGAACCATATTATGCTGATGTCGTAAAGATAATGGAGCAATATAATGGCAGATAAACAGGAACCTACAGCAACGGATATATTTGCAGCACAGATTATGGCAAAGTGGCTGCATGAAGAATACGGGGAACTGGCAATAGCTAATGGCTATGATTTCCCCGATGCATTTGATACCCCTTGGGAATTGTTACCAGATGATAATCCACACAAACAATTAATGGTAATGGTGTGTTTGAAATTTCTGGAAGGAAAAGTAAGTTATACTGTAGATGATGATGTGGATGGTGAACCAGCAACGAATAGTATTGATACAACAGTGTTCCAAGGTGGTACATCTGAAATCGGTGGGCGGGAGTAGCTATGTCAACAGAGAATTACTTTTTTGGGTCAGCAACGCTTGATTTAACAACAAGTCGTATGGACATCTTTGAGAGGTGGCGTAGGCAAAATTTGGTGTTTGTGGCCTTTACTCCTACAGAGGGTACTCCCTTTCCTGATTTAAGTGCGCTACCCGTTCTGTTTTTGTCACAGACGGGTGTGCCAGGGGGTATTACTGCAATGGATGTTGTATTTGATGATGTTGTTGTGCTTGAGAGAGGTGATGACTGATGGCAACTACGATAGACAATGCAAAAGGGCGCGTGCGTCTTGTTGATAATACTGCACTCTATAATCGGTGGCTAGATACATTAGCAAAGCGCACATCACCACAGTTACCAGATGGTCAGCCCATGTTTCCCGCAAATCCTGATGGCAGTTTTTATGATATTACAACGATGCTGACGAACATCGCTTTTCTTGCTGGACGCTTAAATACTAAGAAAGTAACAGTAGCGGCTGGTGCTGGTAGTGGTGTGCAAGTTATCAACGCGGCTGGTGGTGGTACATTGGCGAATGTTTTGGTGACAACTGCTGGTACGGCTGCTTTGCTATTCTATGACCATGCTTCTGCTGCATCAGGAGATGTTGTTGGTACTGTTCCTGCAAATGCGCTTGCTGGAACGTTATTCACTGTGAATAGTGGTCAGCTTACAAATGGTCTGGTGGCAGGACGTGCCACAAATACGCCTGCTGTGACGGTGACGTATACGACCACATAGTATAAAGGGTGGGATATGTTCATAAATCTTTTTCTGGTTTTGTTTGTGTTGTTGGTCTACCTCTTTATTCCAAGGGGGGTGTGTGCTAGACTCTTATATTATTTCCGTTATAGAAAAATGGCTTTTTACAAAGTAGAAGAGGTGCCTGTGCAGTCACGTAAATGTGATGGCAGGCGCAGATATACAAATAGATACAGGCGACCATATGTAGGGAGACGGTATACACCCTATACACAAAGACGGTATACACGGTATTAAATAAAAATAGGTGGGAGACTGGTAATGTACATTGGGTGTTCGGTCAAGAATAGTAGACTGGTTGTTAAAAGACGATAGCCAGCAACAAGAAATAAAACAGGTTCCACCTAGCATATCTCTGTCTGGAATTACCCCCTCTGGCAGTCCTGTATCCTATTCCCCGCGTAATGCTAAAGCCTATTCACAGTTCGGATACCAATCTAACATTGCAGTCTATAGATCAGTTAACATAATCGCACAATCATGTGCATCGGTGGACTGGAATGTGTATAAGACTGCTGGCGTGAAAGATGCGCCTGTAACAGTTGGTGGCATACGTAAGCGGCGGGTTATTGTAGATAATCACCCTCTGGCAAAACTCCTTGCAAAACCAAACAGTGATAAAGCACGCTCGTCCTTTATAGAACAATTGGTGTCATACTGGTTAATTACTGGTAGTGATTACATGCTTGCGTCATTTAATACTGATATGCAAGTACCAGGGGAGACACCACAGGGACTTTATAACTTACGCCCTGATCTTGTAGAACAAATAGCAGGATATAATGGGCAGGTAGCGACATACCGCTATGACCTGGGTATGAATAAATATATTGATTATCCTGCATGGAAGGTTATGGCACTACGCTTCTTTCATCCTCTTGATGAACTAGCAGGACTCTCCCCAATTCAAGTTGCAGCAGCCGTTATCGAACGGCAAAATGCAGGTGAGGAATGGAATTTCCACCTTATGCGTAATATGGCTAGACCATCAGGTGCTTTTGTAGCGGCTACTGAATTTAGTGATGAAGGCCGCGCACGTATGCGTCGGGAAGTCATGAACAAATATGGGCGTGGCAAGCAAACGGCTGGTATGCCCATGTTGTTAGAAAATGGCCTGTCCTATATTCAACTTGCGATTAATCCAGTTGACGCAGATTGGTTTAATAGTGATGCGGCAGCAGGAAGAAAAATAGCCAGTGCGCTAGGCGTAGACCCATTATTATTAAATGATAAACAATATGCAACCTATAATAACGAACTGGAAGCAAAACTTGCTATGTGGGAGCTTACATGCTTCCCACTGATGGAAATAATCAAAGATGAATTAAATGCGTTTCTGGTGCCGTTTTATGGTGGTGGTGTGGAGATAGATTATGACAGGGAACCAATAGAGAGTTTGAAACGTAACAGGCAATTAGAGTCAGTGACAACTATTGCTGAGTGGAATACAGGGTTACGGTCATTTAATGATAGTGCTATAGACTTTGATTTAGTGCCTGTAGCAGACAAAGATGATTTTTATAGGCTTGGCCCAACCATATTTGTGCGTAGATCAGAAATTGGGGAGTTTTTAGATGCACAGAAGAAGATTTGGAACCCACCAGCGCCAGTCGCAACAGCAAATGGGCAACCTGGGATGTTACCTGGGCCTGCAAAGCCACCAAAGTTGTTAGGTACAACAGGCAACCCATCGGCTGGCAATATTCGTGTGAATAAGGTTCCTACCAACGTTGTGCCACTCACACCCAACTCACGGCAATTCAGGGAACGCTGGACAGAGATATTAGTGAAGGAATTATACGACTATAACGAAGCAGAACGGCAATTATTGGTGTATACGCATAAAACTGCCAAAATAAATGCCCAAAAAGCGGTAAAATCAGCCTTCCATCTGCATAATAGCCAGTTAACACAGACAATGGCAGCATATTATGCCAGTATTGCAGTGGAAGCAGGTGGTGTGGTAGCAGCACAATTTGGGGAAAAGTTTCTCTTCTCGCATGATGTGGTGCAGGTACTAGGGGAGTGTGCAGGGAAAAATATTTCAACTCTGACAACACAAAGGGAAGCCCAATTTGAGGGTATTTTTGACAATAAAGCCCAATTTGGGGACAAAATGCGTGAAATATACACTGGACACAGGAAATATCTTGAAGAATTTGTGCAGCAGCAGGTGGTTTTAGCAGAAAATATCGGCAGATCGTGTGCAGCACACCAGATACAGGCACCATTGCTAAAAACCTGGGTGTCTGTTGATTATTGCCATAGCCATATAGATAGTGAGACTATTCCACTGGATGCAATCTATAGCACTGGTGTTTTGTATCCACAATGCCAGTGTAGTGAGGTATATTCGCTGGATTTTGTAGCCGATAATCCGTTTGCACATCCAGTTGTTGTGACACAAGTGTGATAGATGCCATTTCTAGGGGTTATAGCCATGCAGAGATGGCCTTACAGGGTAAAAAGGTAGTTGGGTACGTCTTATCGTATAAAAACGGCGTAGCGTTGACTACAGACGCAAAAATACTATATCGCAAAACATGTTATACTGTACCTAAGAGCGGTGGGACGTTTCAGGAGAAAATGTCCTATGGCTGTAGACCTATCTGCTTTACCAGCAGCACCTAAACAAGAACCGAAACAGAGATCACGTCCTGTTGCACTGTGGTTGCCTGAAGAATATAAATCTGCGGATATTAATCCAAAGCAGGGCATCATCACTGCCTATCTCACTGTGTATAAAAACCCCGATGGCACAGATTTTGTAGACCCGTATCTTGATGTTATCCAACCTGGGTGTTTCAATAAAACCATTAAAGACTTGGAAGCAGGGCGACGGTCTAAAAATACCCCGTATCTTTGTGCAGACCTCTGGCAGCACGACAGAAAAGAAGTGTTAGGCGGTATTAAAGGATTAACAGAAGATAGCCGTGGCGTGATCTATGAAGCGGAATTAGTGATGGGCGTGCAGCGTGCAAGAGAGGCATTTGAGTTAGCTGCAAAACGTGTTGTCGGTTCCAGCTTTGGCTATGACCCTATCCGCTTTGAAAATAAAGGTGACATCAGACATTTAATAGAAGTGCGCTTGCATGAAGTCTCACAAGTCACCTTCCCCGCAAATGATATTGCGCCAATCTTAGAAACAAAAGATAATTTAGATTTCCCATCTATCCCTGGTATGGATGGCTATCTTGGGACAGAAGATGCATTTAATCTTAGGGCAGTTGTTGGATTTACTGGTATGGCAATTGGGGCGCGTGATGAAGTGTGGGACTACAGGAAAGCCAAGGCACAATATAAAGCCTGGGGTATAGATCAAGATGGTTTTGCTATTCCAGATAAGTACAAACAAGTTCATCTTTTGGTCGATGGTAATCCCAAAGATGCCACATCCTATGATTATCCATACTGTTATGTGGTTGACGGAGTACCGCATATCTGCGTTGACGCTGTACGGCAAATCATTAAGTCGCTAAAAACGGTGAAAACTATAGAAGCACCTCTTATGCGTGAAAAGTGTGCCAAGATGCTGGAACGCATCAACACAAAATATATGCATGCACCCCCGCTTACTGACAATAAGGCCGTGCAATTTGACTGGAAGCAGGATTTTGCAACAGCCTGGACACGGAAACTCCCTTACCAAATGCTGCAAGAGTTTTATCGAATGTCTGATACACTGACGTATGTGCTACTGAGTAATTTTGATGATGATGACATTGCTGATAAAGCAGGATGCGTTGATGATTGTTCTACACAGTATGCAACAGCAGTCAAGGAATGGTTGCCTGAATATCTGGCAGCAGAGGAAGCACAGGATGCGTTAGAAGATGATAGTGCACCTGAAGTGATGCCTATGTATGGCATGTATGGGCTAGATATGTCAAATGTGTCCATGAAGCGCACGCTGGAACTCTTTGCAGATAATGTCAATGTGAAGGAAGGGCGGTCATTATCAGAGCGTACCAAGAAAAAACTCCGTGAAAAAATAGACAGTATTAATCTCTATCTCACAGAATTGTCGAAGTTTGTAGACGGTGACACAG